CTCGACCCTTGAATCGTTCTTTACTTGACGCTCAGAGTGTGCTACAATGGAACATGACAGCAATCCTGTGTTTCAGGATGAAGACGGTAAGTGGTGGTTTCACAACGAAACGTGGTCTGACAAGTACGGACCCTATGAAACGAAGAACGAAGTCGCTCGCGCACTTTGGACTTACTGCGTATACGAATTAGGAATATCGAAAGAGGAAATGAATCAATATGAGCCTGCTAGACAAGATCAAAAAGAACTCGACAATCAAGGAAACAGCAATCCTAGCAAAGTCGAAATTCTTCGAAGCGAAAGACCTGATTGACATTGGTATCCCCGCACTGAACATTGCTTGTTCAGGCGACATTGACGGTGGCTTCGGTCCCGGTCATACCATGTGGGCAGGACCGTCGAAGAACTTCAAGACCGGTTTCACGCTCCTGATGGCTAAGGCGTATCAGGACAAGTATCCGGACGGTGTGGTTCTGTTCTACGACTCAGAGTTTGGTTCGCCACAGGCGTACTTCCAGACCTTCGGCGTGGATATGAATCGCGTGGTTCATACGCCTATCACGGACGTAGAACAGTTGAAGTTCGATATCATGGCGCAGCTACAGGGCATCGAACGTGGTGATCGCGTCATGATCGTCATCGACTCTATCGGCAACCTTGCTTCCAAGAAGGAAGTCGAAGACGCACTGGATAAGAAGTCTGTCTCGGATATGACTCGCGCCAAGGGCATCAAGTCCCTCTTCCGTATGGTCACACCACACCTGAACATGAAAGACATTCCGATGGTCAGCATCAACCACACATACAAGACGCTTGAAATGTATGCGAAAGACGTTGTGGGCGGCGGCACTGGATCGTACTACTCTTCGGACAATATCTTCATCCTCGGCAGACAGCAGGAGAAGAACAAGGACAACGAAATCTGTGGCTACACTTTCGTCATCAACGTGGAGAAGTCCCGGTACGTGCGTGAGAAGTCGAAGATTCCTTTCCTTGTCACGTTCGATGGTGGCATCAACAAGTATGCCGGTCTGCTTGAAATCGCACAGGAAACCGGTCATGTCGTCAAAGTCAAGATTGGTAACTCTAATGGGTTCTCCCGCGTCAACGTCGAAACCGGCGAAATCGAAGAGAAGAAGTGGAAGGAAGTGGACACCAACGACGAAAGCTTTTGGGGCGACCTCCTAAAGTCGGATTCCTTCAAGGATGCGGTGCGAGCTAAATACCAGTTTGCCTCCGAATTCAAGGAACAGACCGATGAAGAAACTTAACGAATACGCATCCAGAGTACAGTTCTGGTGGGCTAGAAAGACCATCAAGGACGGTAGAGATTTCGATCTTCTAATGGATGACCGTGGGATGTTAGTAACCATCCTCACTGGTAAGTTCAAGGGAGCGCAGTTCCGATTCTCGCCCCTGACGGTCAGGGAAGACGACGACGGACTGGTTGACTTTGCGACCTATGTGGAGTATGCTCCACTCAGCGCAGATGTATCCGATCCTAAGTTTACCCAGTTGACGACCAACATTCTACGAATCCTTCTTCAAGACGCGATTCCTGAAACAAATGAACAGGTGATTGATGAGAACAGAGACATTGATTTTAGCCAACCTCTTGAAGAACGAAACATTCATGAGGAAAGCACTCCCGTTCTTGAAAAGCGAGTATCTAAGCGAAAGCCCCGAAAGAAAGTTGTTCCAACAGATTCAGGATTACATCCTAAAGTACAACAACCTTCCAAGCCAAAGCGCACTAGCACTAGGACTCCAAGAGCGAAACGACCTAAGTGAAAGTGAGTTCAAGGCGTGTGGTAAGATTCTAGAAGACCTTACCTCCGACCTTGGAGACACTGACACTGACTGGTTACTAGATACCACAGAGAAATGGTGTCAGGAACAGGCAATCTTCAATGCGATTACTCAGTCGGTTCAAATCCTTAGCGGCAAGGATGAAAAGCATAATAAGGGAGCTATTCCTAGCTTGCTTAGTGATGCTCTTGGCGTTAGCTTTGATCCCAACGTTGGTCATGATTATCTGGATATGTCTTCTGACCGCTACGATTTCTATCATCGAATCGAAAAGCGAATCCCCTTCGACCTTACGTACTTTAATAAAATCACGAACGGTGGTTTGGTTCGCAAGACGCTCAACATCATCCTCGCGGGAACAGGAGTAGGTAAGTCTCTTGCGATGTGCCACATGGCTGCGGCAGCGATGCGGCAGCACTTCAACGTGCTTTACATCACGATGGAAATGGCAGAAGAGCGTATTGCGGAACGCATCGACGCTAACCTCTTGAACCTGACCATGGACGATGTTAAGAATCTGTCCAAGGACATGTACGAAGCGCGAATGGACAAGATCAAGTCCACCGTCAAGGGCAAACTGATCATCAAGGAATACCCAACCGCATCTGCGAACCCTTCGCATTTCCGTGCGTTGCTCCAAGACCTCAAGCTCAAGCGCAACTTCAAGCCTGACTTGATTTTTGTGGACTATCTGAATATCTGCGCATCTGCCCGTATCAAGCCGGGAAGCAACATCAACTCGTACACCTACGTCAAGGCAATCGCGGAAGAACTGCGCGGTCTTGCTGTGGAGTTCGATGTACCTGTTGTTTCTGCGACACAGACGACTCGTTCTGGCTTCTCTTCCTCCGATCCCGGTCTGGAAGATACGTCCGAATCCTTCGGTCTGCCTGCGACGGCTGACCTCATGTTTGCGCTGATTGCGACAGAGGAAATGGATGCGCTAGGGCAGATTATGGTCAAGCAGTTGAAGAACCGGTATAACGATCCGACGCTAAATAAGAGATTCACCGTAGGTATTGACAGGGCGAAGATGAAGCTCTATGATCTAGATGCTACGGCTCAACGGGGTTTGGTGGATGCGGGACAGCCCTCACAACCAAAGCCTAACAAATTCGGCGGGTTTACGGTCTGATGAATGTACTAGCCACAATCAAGAAAGCGTTACCAAAGGACGAAGTTTCCCACACTAAAACTAGGACGGGATTGGATATTCGTGTTGTCTCAACCAACAGGGTTGAGGCTAAAAAGAATCTTGAGACTGCTTTGAAGAAGCAGAAGATTCCTTTCAAGTCTGTCTTCAAAAGATCGAAGTCATCCTCCATGGATATTCTGGACTTGGGTGGTGGTGTTGAAATCGTATTCAAGCCACTGACCAGAAGAGGAATGAAGGGTCTGGAATTTGAAGACGAACTAGCAGAAGACCTCAAGAAATATTTCAACGGTATTGAAGACGACAAGGCTTTCTTACATCCGGATGTGATCAAGGCAATCAAAAAGGAATTGAAGCTGACTCCTAGGAGTCCGTATGAGATTGACTCTAAAGGTAGAATGAACCAGAAGCGCAAGCTGATCTTCGACGGTAGAAAAGTTGTCATCACCAATTCAACAGGAGCAACTCTCACCGACCTGACGCTGACCAACGGAAGGAAGACGATATACCTGTCTCTGAAAACATCTAAGACGTACTACGTTACATCCTCTTCTATCTATCAACACTTCCTCGACAAGTCTACTCAGGTTAAGGTCAACGAGTTCTTTGGATTCGACGGCGCAAAGATGAGCGGGTTTGGTAAAGAGTATGCGTGCGTGACCGCAGAACCCAATTTCAGCAAGGTCAAAAACAACCTTGCTGAACTGCTGTCGAACGCGATTGGTACAGGGTTAGTTCTTCTCCATAAAAAGAGAACCAACGATGTGATGATTGCGGAAGTACCACCATCATCCCCTGTGAAAGTTTCTATAACTGGTCTATCAGAGGACTCATACACGTATCCAATTCTCGGTAAGCGTAAGGGTTCTAACATCAAGGTGAAGGCTACAGTTGACGGTCATTCATACATCGTAAACTTCCAGTTCAGAGGAACTACAGCCGCAGACACCGGACCTAGATATCTACGTATTCTGATGGAACGTCTATAATAGTGACATTTGAGGTTAGTTATGACTATTTTAGTGACAGGTGGATTGGGATTCATTGGTAGCGCATTCGTGCGTCGATGGTCTATGCTCAACAATGAGCCGATTGTCATTCTTGACAAGCTGACTTACGCAGCCAATCCTCGCAACATTCAACCGCAACGTGATAACGTCATCGTCCATATCGGTGACGTAGCAGACCCGCGTGACGTATCAAGCATCCTCAACGAGTACATGCCTCGCGCCTGTTTCCACTTCGCGGCTGAGTCGCATGTGGACAACTCCATCAATGACTGTAATCCGTTCCTTCACTCTAATGTGTATGGCACCGTCAACCTGTTGGAGCAGATCAAGAATCATCGACCATCGTGCCATCTGATTCATGTATCCACGGATGAAGTATTCGGCTCCCTAGGGCTGAACGATCCTCCGTTCACCGAAGAGACTGGCTATGCGCCGCGTTCTCCGTATGCTGCGTCTAAGGCTGCGTCTGACCATTTCGTTCGCGCCTATGCCGTCACGCACGGACTCAAGACTAACATCACCAATTGCTCTAACAACTATGGACCCTATCAGCATCCGGAGAAGTTCATCCCTACGGTAATTCGTAAGATGCTCACAGGTCAAAAGATTCCCGTCTATGGCAACGGCATGAACATTCGTGACTGGCTCTATGTGGACGACCATGTAGACGCACTGATTGCTGTCCTTGAGCGTGGGCGCATTGGCGAGCAATACTGTATCGGCGGCGGAACACAGAAGACGAACATCGAAATCGCGACTTCTATCATTGGAGCAATCGGTGGTTCCTTCGAACAGATTC